GAACAATACAATCTTACAGCACACCCATTTAAGTGGACATATGCCGGGATACCATCAGTAATTTAATCACTGATATTTAAGCAATGCTGTACTAGTAATATAGTATTCCTTTTTGTCAAGTGTTTTTCGAAAAAACTTGCAAATATGTCATCATATGTTATAATTAAGCTACCAAACAAATGTTTTTGTTATAGAAAGGGGGTACTTCTATGTATGATGTATTAGATGTTGCTCGCTTTGTGATAAATTATTCCTATGATATCGGGAAACCTGTCAGCAATCTTAAATTGCAAAAAATTTTGTACTTTATTCAGTCTGATTTTCTTGCAAATTTGAACAAACCTTGTTTTGATGCAGAGATTGAAGCTTGGGACTTTGGCCCGGTTGTTCCTGAAGTGTACCAAGAATTTAAAAGATATGGCAGTTCAATTATTCCAAAAATAACAAACTATATAGATTATTCAAGAGGACTGTGGAATGCACAAAATACAACGTATTCTGAAAGATGTATTTCTAATTCCACAGATAGAGACCGAATTCGGGGTATGATACGAGAGTGTTCTAATTTTACTGCGGCGCAATTAGTTGAGATAACACATAATCAGGCCCCGTGGAAACAGGCCCGGTATTCTCCATCAGGTAGCACTATCAGCAAAGCTTCAATAAAACGTTACTTTACAGAAGGATAATAATGAACAAACAATTTGAACAAAAACAGGTTATTATTAAACAAGATAAAACCTATACTCAGGGTTCTAAAAGTGAGAACCCTGAGTATAATATTGATGAAATGTCTGCTCAAATTATCATCATCTGCAATCGTCTTTCTACTCAAAATGATATATTTAGCGGAGAAACAGAAGAAGTTGCTCTTTTAATTGAGGATTATATTCTTAAATATAAAAGATTTTTATACTCTGTTATTAGTAGTCACATATTTTTATCAAGTGACCCTGGCACTATTCATTCTAATATTGCCTCTCTTTTGAATTATGTCATAAGCAAAGATTACGAAAACTCTTTTTTAAGACGAAACCCCAAAAAAACAAATCAATTAATTGATGTCCAAAAATCAATCTTAAAACTGTTAGACCACGTAAACTTGGCCGAAAAACAATATGATGTCTTAAAGCAAACGGATGAGGATTACTCAACGAAATTCAAAAAAAATATCATCCCTATAAAAAATGATATCGATAACCAGCTTGCTACTTTTTCAAAAGATATGACTGGTCAATTAATTTCATTAATTGGCATTTTTACGGCGCTCTCGTTTATACTGTTTGGGGGCATCAGTTCGTTAGATAATATATATGCAGGCGCCAAGGACATTCCTTTAAATAAGTTATTAATAGTTGGTACTATCTGGTGCTTCTGTATTATGAACCTAGTATTTGTCTTTATGTTTTTTATAGCTAAATTAACTCATTTAGATATTAGATCGTCCAAAGAAGACTCTGCCAATTTAATTCAGAAATACCCATTGGTTTTTTGGTGCAATCATGTTCTCGTTTGCATAATCTCAATGGGATGCTGGGCCTATTATATAAAGTGTGAAAACTTAAGCTTGAATGTATATAATATAATTCATGATAACGATATAGCATTTTTTTTAGTAGGTACTTTATTCATTCTTATTGTGTTCGGTCTTTTAACCTTTGTCTTATTTTATTCATTTATAGGAAAACCGATATTCAAAGAAAAATCAGAAAAACACCAATCTTCAAAATCAAGCGAAACGACAACCACAAATTAGAAGTTTGTAGTTGTCGTATTAAATTGTTTTATTATTGTATATGAATATTGAATTAATCCATATTTTATGTTTATAAATCAGTTTACCATTCAAACACATATCTCCGATTCGCCATGTCGTACTCCTCCGCAATCCGGAGCACACCCCTGGCATCCGTAATCATGCACTTCCCCTCGTCAGACCCCTTGACTGGACAGAGCAGGAAGGCCTCACCAGCAGGGTCCACCTGGTAGCCGGTCAGCATATAGCCCTCGCTGTCAAACAGATACCAGCCGCAGGTACCGTCCGTGGCCTCCCGGAGCCAGTACCAGCCATTGGCCGCATAGCTGCCGTCTGTAAACTGATACCACCAGCGCTGGCCGTCTGCGGCCGGCTGGAAGCCCTGGGTGTATGTCACTGGGACCGGGGTATAATTGATGTCGCAGAGCTTGAGGACCTTCTGCCAGGGTGTGACCGCCACTCTGGACTTGATGGTCCCGTAATTGATGCCCTTGGCCTCGATGCACCATCCATCCCCGATGTATACCCCGATGTGTCCCGGCTTCCAAAGCGCCCAACCGACCATGGACTCGTCCAGATGGTCGATACCCACGCGCTCCACGGCTGTGTCGTGGTAGTTGTAGCTGCCACGTAGGATACCCGTGTACCAGCTGATGAGGCCGCTGCAGTCCGTGCAGCGCTGGCCTATGTACCTGGCTGCCTTTGCTTTGTAGGCGGATGTGTATGTGCCTGGGTTCTCCCGGGCGAGCCTGTCCAGGATGGCCGGGGTAAGGACCTCGCCTTTGGCGCCGTAGACATAGGGAGTTCCCAGTTTACCCTTACAGTGCTGTATTAATCCTGCTGATGTTTTACTCATAGTGTTTTCCTCCAATTAAAAAATAAGGCCCGGGACCACTCCCAGGCCATGAAAAGTTGTGACGTCACAAGTTGCGATATCGCAACGGCCGCTTAACCCCGCGTCGGGAGATATGCGGACCACCTCCGGCTATTTAGGTGCCACCTCGTCCTGATTATCTGGTAACTCGCTGGTATACTGCCTAAGTTTGTCTCGTATAAACTGCCACAGACGCTTGACCGGAAGGCCGCACAATGTCATGTTTTTTAAAATGCTTACTGTCTCGTATGCTATATACAGTAAGGCGAAAAACTCAGCCGCGCCAATGTGTTTTACGGGCAGATATGTACGGACAGCCTCTGGGATAAATCCGATTAAATTTAGCCCTACAATCCTATCCAGAATCAGAAGAAATGCTATAGATACCAACATGGAAATCTTCCTGATGGCCCCGTCAATTCCGAAGCAGCTGTTAAACCGCCTCTCCTTCGCGGCCCTGATACATCCAAAAACCGTATCCATGACCACCGCTACTATCACTACCTTTATAATCTGGCTTGCCCAAGCCATAGCAATTAATTGCTCAATCTTTTCCACTTTCATTTACCTCACCTTTCCTATTCTTCTAAGGCTTTCAACAGCTCTGCCTTTTCCTCTTCTGCCAGGCTCTTGTAACCCTCCAGGATGTCTGCCGGTTCCTCTCCCTGATTTTTCCGAATCTGCAGGGCCCGGATAATGATGTTGCGCTGTATATTGGATAACATTACATTGCACCTCCTATCATGTCTGCCAGGGCAAGTGTAAGCTCCGCATTCTCTCGCCGGAGCTGAGCCACCTGCTGCTCCTGGGTAGGGATATATTCAATGGGTGTTATCCCATCGGCCTTGTAAAATACGCCGTTTATGTACTTATCTCCTATCTCACAGGGATATTGCAGGCAATCCACCGCAAAGGCATCGTCACCATATACGCACCGTGTTACTCGGTTGATTTCTTCATATTGTCCTACCACCACATTCTGTACCGTTTCGCCAGATATCATTGCGAATACTTCGTGTGCTGCCATATTAATCCTCCTATTTTAATCTGATTAAAATAACTCCTGAGCCGCCAGTACCGCCCCACTCGGCGGTTCCGTAAAGATCGCCGCCTCCGCCGCCTCCGCCTCCGCCAGTGTTAGCAGCACCCGGATTGCCTGTATCATAACTGCCTGCTCCGCCGCCGCCAGCACCACCAGCGCCGGGACCGCCGTAAGTTACTCCACCACCGCCACCACCGCCAGAGTATAGAGTATTACCAGTTTCACCAAAAGCTCTGGTAGTTTTACCTTGTCCTGGACGATAGCTCCAACCGTTGCCATCTGAAAATCCGTTTTCACCCGCTCTTATAATTGGATGCGAATCTAAATCATTGTATCCACCTGAACCACCAGCAGAACCACCTGAGGCACCGCTTCCTGAATTAGCGTTATAACCTCCGTATCCGCCATCAGCCGTACATAAGACAGCACCGCTTCTTGATACTGATGTTGTACCTCCTGTACCGCCTGCACCAGACAACGCTCCATTGGGTGCGCCTCCGGCACCTACTACACAATTTAATACTTGTCCGGCCGCCACGCCAATATTATAAACAGTAGCAGTATATCCACCACCGCCTCCACCACCGGCTTGTTGATAGGCTACTTTTGTAAATCGGTATCCGCTACCACCGGCACCTCCGCCGCCTACGCAAAATATATCCGCAGATGTAAATCCATCTGGAATTACGTAATCCTGCGTTCCGGCTATCGTAACCAACGAAGGTCCTACGGTCGTATATACAGCATTTTTAACTGACGATGGGTCATATACCGGACTGTATATCTCTCCAAAGTTTGTTGTGGCATACCCAAAGCATGTAAAATAATAAGTGGTATTTAATGCTGGTAAATCCATAAATACTTGTGACCAGCCTCCAGGAGTAACATTGTCTCCTGCTCCTGCATAAATTGCATCCCAAGCAGGCGCATTCCAAGCTGGATATCCACCCGTACTGGCTTTTATTATTACTCCGCAATAAGGTTTTCCAGGAGCCGCATACGGATTCTGCCATTTCAAAAGTACTCGGCGTCCACTATATGCGGCTACGTTAAAAGACAGTATACTATTTACTGTCATGGTTCCTCTCTGAGGTTCATCACTATCAGCTCCATAAAATATTTCTCCGTCCAGTACGTGAGTGGCAATAGCGGTCAAGCCATCTGTATCGGCTCCTCCACTGCCGTGTATAATTGCTTTCAATCCTTATTCCTCCTCTGCTGAGCAACCCCTTAACCATACAGCAAATTCCGTGGCCGGTTTCTTGCTGTAGGAGGTTACCGTCAATATGCCATCTGTATTACACTCTGCATCATCAATCATGTTCAGGTATTTTCTTCGCATTTTTATTTTTTCTGCCTTCTGCGCCGCCGTAAGTTCGCTGTCGCTCTTTATCAGCCCCACATACAGCTCAATCGCATCTGTTGTCTTAAGATGTTGCACTTTTATGTCTGCTGTGTATGGCGCAGCGGATTGTGCGAATGCAGGGATGGTAATTTGTTTGTCATTCCTCAGGGCATTCACTGCCTTATTCGTAGCGTTAATGTCTTTTGGACCAAACACATCACCTTCCTGGCTATACACAGTCACATCCTGAATTTCTGATTTTCCTTCCCCATCCTGGATTATCTGATACTTTCGGTTGCCCTCAAACACATCTGCCTTGTAATTTGTCTTTAATGCCATTCTTACCTCCTGTTTCCTATTCCCCTCATGCCCAGCCTAAACGCCAGGCGCTGCTGTCCACTCACCATGCTGTCATACATATCTCCCAGGTCCTTAAGTATCTGTTCAATATCATTTGCCTGGTAAATGCTTCCATATGTTATCTTTTCGGGGGTGGCCGGAGTACTGGCTTTCGTATAATAGGCAGCCCGCAGCGTTTTAATGTTGCCCAGCAGCCTGGACATCTCCGTATCCGTCCGGAAGTCCTCCATCCTCCACGCCTTGGTCTGTATGGTCACCCCCAGATGCCCCGCCAAAAGCGCACAGGCATCTTCCACACGGTTCAAGTCTGTATACGCTATATATGCCCTATCTGTGTCATTGGCCAGGTCTACGGCCGTCCTATTCGTTATCAACGTGTCTAATACAGTACTCATTTCACTGTCACCTCCGCCGTAATCTTGCGCCGGCTGAATCTAAAATCCAGCTTTGTGATGTTTCCTGTCATGGTTCCCTTGATTCCGGTAGCTACATTCACACGGTTCCCTAGTTCCTGGTCATTAATGGTGGCCCGAAAGCTGATACTCTCGTTGTTACTATAATAATCATAGACACGATCCAGAACTGCCTGGGCATTGCTGCCGGTTACCAGCGTAGCCTCCTTGACCTCGGCAATGTTTTTGTTCTGGGTGATTTTCGGGTTTTCCTTTAGCATAGAAACAGTGCTGTGGTTATACTTAATCCCATTCAGCACCACTTCCCCGCCTGTGCCAGTAATGTACGCATAGTTGGCGCCATGATCTCCAAGGGTCCCACCAGTGATTGACAAACCGTGATACGGCTCTGATAACTCTACTTTTGTAGTCCCGGTAAGATTGCCTTTATACAACTGAGCCGTTTCTGTCCCTGGATCATAGCTATGTGCATACAGCCGGATCCCGGTTATGATGTCACTGTGCTCCAAGGTCAACCCCAAGAATATATCCCTGGCCGTAAACTCCCCTATCACCTCTGTCTGCTGTGGGTAGATATATAACTGCCGGTCGTAACTGGTATCTACCAGGGCACCGATGGCAAAGGCCAGTTGCTGCAGAGCCACGCGCTTGGTACATATTGGCAGGTACCCACTTACCCTCGCATCTACATAGGAGTCATCCAAAAAGTATGTGATACCCTCCCCGCCCATGATGCTGGCCAGGATGTCTGATACCAGGGCATCGTCATACACACCGCCCATGAACTGGTTATTATCCAGAATTCCCACTGCATCCTGGGTCTCCACGGAATATCGCTTTGCTCCCAGCTGCTTACCGTCCTTCAGATAAAAAATACCTAAAATAGCCTCATCAAAATACAACGTCTGTTTCTGACGCTTCTGGAACTCAAATGCATAATCGGACCTGCTTCGGATGGTATAGTCCATAGTATTGATGCTTACCTCTTCGGATATAGGGCTCAGCTCCATCAGGCAACTGATATCCTCTATCTTATCATCCCTGAACACACGGATGAGTCCCCAGGTTATCCCGGTCAGGAATACGTTCCGGTATGGCTTGCTGGTTTCCTGGAAGGTGATGACCACCTTGTTGTAATAATCCACGATTCCATAACAAAAATAATCGGGGCTGTCCGGGGAATAATCCTGGTCTGACAACAGTTCATCCCCGCGGTACCACTTAATATTGACCCTACTACAGTAATCCCCAGAATAATTGTTAAACCTCAGTGTTATCCCCACACTGGAATAAGTTTGACCGAATGTAAATGAGATTGAAGGTGGGGCCCCAAAGGCTCCCACTGCATCGGATACGCTGTCACTCACATACCCCATGTCAGCCAGCTCGTCCGGAGCATTGTTGTAGTTGCCATCCAGCTTGGCGTACCGCGGTAAGCACATGGCGTAATCCGGATACTCCACCCCTGCCTTTAGCTCCTGCAGGTCAACGTAGTAATCTTTATCCTCCGTAGCTGCTGTGTTATCCTCCGCGGCTCCCAGGGCAATATCATCATAGACAATCTTCAGCCCGCCAGCGTCCGTCATCCTCTGGTTCTTAAGTACTGACAGCCAAAGATAACGATATGGCCGGCTGGTCCCCAAAAAGGTAATAACCACCTTGTTAAACAGCGGCACCTTGGCCCGGCAGAAGTACTCCACCCCATCCGGTTCAAACTCCTGCTCCTGGACCAGTTCCGCATCCTTGTACCAGGCTATCTTAAGCCTCCTGGCATAGTCCTTGGATACCCGGTTAAAGACCATGGATATGCCATTGCTGGTCTTAAGCCGGTCATACGTGACCGTGATTACCGGAGGGGCCGAGAACACACCGGCCGGGCCGCTCAGCGCCGTACTGATATAGCCGTTCTGGCTGTTTGGGATTGTATCCGGAGTATTGGCATAGGTCCCATCCAACCTTGCATACCGCGGCAGGCAGTAGGCGTATGGCGGCATGTCCTGCTCAAAACTGATCAGGTCGTCCACGGATGAGTATGGCTGCTGTCCGTTGGTCTCCACCCTCACATCCCATTTCATTGGTTATCGCCTCCTCTGTGGCTCCAAGGCCGTAAAATTCAGGGACAGACCATCCATGCCCCAGATGTTCCTGCCATTTCTTATCCGCAGCTTATCCTTCCCCTGGGTGACATAAGCCTGGAAGGTCAATGTCTCCTGCCCATACGGGAAGGTCATTTCATGGCTCGCGTAGTTTGGGTCGGATATGATGTTGTAAAACGCATCATAGGATACCAGGTCATTCATCCTTGGGTAGATTTTCATTGTGTAGTTGTAGAAAGTCCCTATGATGTCCCGGTCCATGGAGTAATCCAGAGTTCGCCCGGACTGCTCCGTATCCGTGACCGCAAAGCTGCGCTCCAGTGAGTCCTTCTCCACTTCCACGTTGTAAGCCTTGCCGTCCATTAAAAATACATTATCCATATCAACTTCCTCCTACAATTACCAGGCTCACGCCCTTACGCGCGGCCTCCTTGTCCAGTTCCGGTTTAAGCACACGCGCCAATGCGGCCAGGTTCCCGGTCAGGTTTAATACAATCTGTATCGGCCGGCTTCCTTCTGATGCTAGACGGCTTATCATCTCATCCATCTTAGCCACCAGATAGCCCAGCGTTTCTTCCTGGCCATATCCCGCCATACCTCTCATGCTGGTAGACATTATACCAGCCTTGGGCGGCACAACGGTCCCGCTGGCCATTCTGGGCAGGTACGATACCGCATTAGGGATGTTGATGCCGATTGGCAGTTGGATTTCTACACCGTCAAATACATCCATGACACCATCAAGCCATTTCTGGACCGTACTCCGGGATGATGCAGCCATAGCGCTGATGCCATCGTTAAATCCACGCACCACATACTCTGCGATGCCGTAAAACTCCTTGGACGGCGAGTTGATGTCAAACTCTTCCCGTGCTTCCTTCATGGCATCACTAGCCCATTTACGGATGGCATTCATTGCCAGGTGAGAAAATTCTGTGATACCATCTGCGAAGCCTTCATTTATGCGTTTAGCCATTTCCTTAAAGGCTGCATACATCCCTCCGGTTCCTTCCAGGTCACTGTCACCCCAGAACCATTCCTTCACATTCTTTGCCCAGGTCTCCATGGGTAACCGGGTTTCAGTATGGCTGTCATCAATCTTGACCTTGAATGCCTGGATAATGAGTTCCGCAAATTTTGTCCAGGACAGCTCATTCACGCCCTGCACCTCATCCACGCCTACAAACCACTTCCGGACATTCTCCGCCCAGGTTTCCATGACGCTCTGGGATTGTGTATAGTTTTTATTAACAGTATTGTTGAAGCCCCTCATGATGCTGGTGGCCCACTTCTTGGACTCCGCGGAATCCCCAGAGCTGATGCCAAACTTATCAGAGAACCAGCTGGCCACACCGGAGGCCCAGGACTGGACGACGCTCTGGGAAGCGGCCTGCTCGTTTGTCACTCCTTGGTTGAATCCAGCCACGGTGTTGGAACCGACTCCGGCCAGCACGGTTGACGGACTATGGATTCCAAGCAGGTTCTTAACCCCGTTTACGAATGGATCTGTGATGTTTGTTCGGATAAACCCAACCGGGTCGGAGAAAAATTCCTTGATTCCATTGCAGAACCCTTCCCACAGATACTGTCCCATTCCGGCCATGACCGTTGATGGACTGTGGATTCCAAACCCAGCCTTCACGCCATCGATGAACGGGTCCACTACATTGGTCTTAATCCAGGATACTACTCCCTTGGCAGCATCCACTATCCCTTTAAGCATCCCCGCCCACACATTACCGCCGCATTCTTCAATCTTACCCTGGAAATACTCCTTCGCAGCAACTACACCATCTGAAATCAGACCTCCTATGATGGCACCGATACCACCCAGCGCAGCTCCTATTACTGCAAAGAGTCTATTGGCAACCGTTGTCCAATCAATGTGCTCCAACGCTGTGGCCACGCCATCACCAAATGCCCACCAGTCCGTTTCCGTGATAAACGTCACAAGGGCATTTAAGATTCCTATCACAATGTCGCTGATGGCCGTTCCGGCTCCCGCCCAGTCAAAGGTCTGGAAAAATGTACTTAGGCTGGTTGCAAGCTGGGTGCCGAATCCAACCCAATCGAACGTGGCCGCGAACTCTCCTAGGGTACTGAAGGCAGCGTTCAGGCCAGCCGCAAAAAGATAGCCCAGCTGTGCCCAGTCAATCTGGCCTGTGAGGCCCATAAGGCAGGTCGCTATGGCTGCACCGATTGCCCCCCAGTCTACCCCCAGCACGAATCCCAGTAGGCCGGATATCTTGGCCTGGAAGAAGGCACCTATTGTCGCGCCGAACAGATTCCAGTCAACCGTATCAATCATCCCCATCAGGCCTATCCCCAGTGCATTGCCCAGCATGAACCAGTCAATCTGCGTGAGTAACAGGTATAGGGTATTAGCCAGGGTGTTGATGCCGGTACCGAACATGATGCCGATGGCATACCAATCGATAGTAGATACAAGGCTGTTGAACAGGGTCGTGAACGCTGTTACAAAAGCTGTTATCTGGGCGCCTATATTGTCCCAACTGATAAACTCTGTGAAGCTTTGTACTGCCTCGTTAATCTTCTGGCCTATCAGCTGGCCTATCCCTTCCCAGTCCCCGGCTGCAAACATTTCTTTCAGCTTATTTGCAAAATCACTGATTCCCTTGTCTATGCCGACGGTCTCGAACATGTCTGAAGGGCTGGCACCGCCTCCCCCACCTCCGGACGCATCCGCGCCCTGCTGCTGTATCTGCACAAGGTCATCAAATGGAGCCAGGGCTTTCTTTGCCTCTTTACCGGCTGCACTCGCAGCGCCTCCCGTCTTTTTCAGACTGGCGGCATAATCCTCGTTGGCTTTCTTGGCCCGGACGAATGTTCTCCCGCCACCCAGCGCAGAAAAAAACTGGTTGATATATCCCACTGCCGTTGCCAGGAGATTAATCAAAGTATTAAGTACCGGTGCCACATAGGACAGGATGGGCGCAAACGCAGCCGCAAAACTATTTTTGAGATAGGTCATATTGGTCATCAGGCCAGACATGGACTGGTTCGCCCTGTCCGAATACTGCACCAGGTTCTGCATCCCTTCCTTAACACCTTGGATGGCCGCCCTCATGGCCATACGGATGAGCATGAGCTTGAACATGTTGGAAAGTTTCAGGATGCTCTGACTCACCTTATTTGAGGATTTCCCCAGCCCTTTCAAACTGGATACTGCCTGTTTGGCTTTATCGGCCAGTCCCTTTCCCAATGACTTCCCAAAATTTAAAACCGTCCTGGTAGCGGATGAGAATGCACTCTTTACAATCCCGGGTATCTTCGACAGCTCCCTTTTGGCTGCTACCGGTATCTGGCCGAATACCCGCGGTACGTTTTTAAATGCATTCAGGATTGACTCCTTAAGGCCTACATATCCCTTGGCCTGTTCTGCGCCTTGGCTGGAAGCTTCCGATACCGCCTGTTCTGCTTCTGCCGCATCCTGCTGCAGTTCATTCATGGCCATACCAGCCTGGTTACCATATTGTTCGACCGCATCAGACCAGTTGTGGATTTCCGAAGCTGCATTTCCGAATACCGCAGCCATAGCCTTAGGGTCATAATTAAGGGATTCCGCGCTGGTCGGTGCTGAAACGGGTGCGGACTGGGCCGTATCAGATGCAGTATCCTGCATGGCATGGACGCTGATTGCGTCCATCTGTTCCTGCAGGCTTTTAATCTGTTCCGCTGATTTATCAGCCGCATCACCAATAGATTCCACTGCATCTGATGTCATCTCGGCACTTTGGGTAGTCTCAGCCACCGCCTGTCCTGCTCCATTGAACCGGCTCAGGATATTGGATGATAGCCGGTCCACTGCCTTTGTCAGCCGGTCCATCGCCTTTGAAAGGGTGGATATTCCTTCTTCAAATCCTTTTACGTTTATCTTTGTATCAAACTTAAGACTTCCATCAGCTGCCATGCCATCACCTCATTTCCGGACATAAAAATAAGACGCCCTTTTTAGCGCCTTAGCCCAGTAGATTATTCCAATAATCAATCTCCGCCTGTTCCTCTTCGGTATACCGTTTCCGGATGTCGCAGAGTTTCTTGTTGTTGCGGTAAAACTCCTGTTCCCACTTCTCCAGCTTCTTACCCTTGGCCTTCTTCTGACGAATTCCCAGAACCGTAGAAAAAGCACCCTCTTCTATCTCCATGAAATATCCAGAAAAAGTCCACCAGTGGATGTATGGGGCCGCCCTGGTCTCCATACCGGCCACTTTGTTGATGGCAGGGAATAGGATGGGCTCATCCTGCTCCCAGTCCATGACCTTCTTAGCCGTTTTTTTGTCATCCTCTTCCTGTCCGCAGTCCACGAACCACTTGGCCTGCAGTATGGCTTCCTCCATGTGCTCTTGCGGTATCTGATAAAATCCATCCCGGTACAGGCGCTTCATGAGGATTTCCAGCTTCTCCGCCGCCGAAAGCTCCGGGTCGGAACAGGCAGCCAGGAAAACAAGTATGTTCCGGTAATCTGTTTCAATGGGATAGTCTGCCCCGCCCACATCAAGGCTGGTTGGTAACCGGCCAATCATTTCTCTATATCCTCCAGATACTTCCTGGACTTTTCCCGGTTCTTCCTGGTATACTCCTCGACAGCAGGCTTCATCAGCACAAGCAGGCCATCCAGTACACCTTCATACAGGTATTTCTGGCCAACAATGCATAAAGGGGATTGCCCTGCGAAAATCGTGTCATACACATCAGACAGGAAGATACCGTTGAACGCCTTACGCATTTCCTCGGAAAACTCAGCCACGTATGCGCCGTCCCTTTCCATATCGCTTTTAGGGGTCCCGTCCGGATTCAGTTCAATCCCCTCCGGGGAACTGTAATTTCTAAAATGTTTCTGCACATCCAACACACGGTTGATGATTTCCGGGTCTGCCGGGTTGAACCGAATTATCCTGGATGGGTCGTCATTTACCGAAAAACTCTCATAGCCGTCATCAAATAACAGGCTCTTCATCTTCTTTGCCATCAGGTTTTACCTCCTCTTCCTTGATTTCCGCCAGCGGCACAGAATCTGCCGCCGGCATTGTTCTTCATGCATCTGCTGTAAACGTCTTTGCAGCAAGTACAAACTTACCCTTAACCCTGTTTCCAGTGTGGTGCACATTAAATGGAATCTGATACCCAGTGGTATCTCCGCCATAGCTGGACACTTCAATGATTGCATCTTCCTTATACGCCACATAGGTACCTTCCGCTGATTCAACTGGTTCCCAGAGATGTACCTCCACCACACTGGTCTTCAGGTCATCCAGCGTCTGCCGTTCGTCCACAATCCCCTGCAGGCGCTCAAACAATGGCTCCCCAATCTCAGCATAGTACGGGTCAGCGGATGCCTGAGGCTGATAGCTGTCCAGATTTACGGACGTCTCCCCCCATATGTTGTTCTTTGTCTCCACGTTGGCGTTCATCTCCACGATGTACTCCTCCAGGTCCTTTCCCAAGCGGCTATAATCAGCCTTACTGGCGGATGGGAGGGCTGCATCGATATAATGTGCCATCCATTTCCTTTTAATCTTTCCAGCCGCAGGGATTGATTCCGCAAACAGCTGTAAGTTCATTTTACGCATGGTTATTCCTCGCTTTCTATTTTGTAGGTCACCTGTATCTGTATCTGATACAGGATACCATCGTTAACTGTCTCACCCATGGGCTGCATGGCCATTGCATTGGATGTAGTGGCCTTCAGGAACCTAGCTTCCAGCTCCTGGTTTCCGATGTTTGCAATAAGCCCACCTTCTTCAGGCAGCTGTTCCAGCCAATATCCCAATTCCAGTAAAAAGTTACTATTGACCAGCCGGCAGTAATCCGTGAAGGACGGCGCCACAGCATACATGGCGAAGTTGTGCCGGCGGGTCTGGTTCCCCAGCATATCCTCCTTGACCAGGCTGTCACCATTGCTGGACAGGCCATAACTGGAGTCCGGTTCAGTGAAGTCTACATGGATGTCGCAGTCCGTCAGGAATTCCGATATCTTCGGGTACTCCGTCAGTTTCTGCCTCATAAAATCTATGATTGTCATGTATTTCCTCCTCTACGTATCAGTTCCCGTGCTGCCCGCAGTATGTCATCCTTATGGTCGGCCTTCATCCGGTCGAACCACTTCTTACCGCGCATAGGGCCCCCTGTATAAGTTAAGTCCTTATCTGTCGGTACCTTTATCTCATTCTTTTTTGCCCAGGCACTGCCTGTTGTCGGTGATACATACAGGATACCTTCATGCAGATAATGGGCATAAGGCCCTGGTATGTCAATCTGGCCGGAGCCAATCACCGTTGCCATAACCATCATGTGTTCCAGCTCTCCTGCCTGTCTGCGAGGCATGTAGTCACTCATATACCGCATGGTCTCCGAATCCACCAGCTTCTGGACATTTCCACCAACTTCAAGCCCATTACGCCTTAGCAATTCCTCTGTAGACAACATATCCAGTTTTACATCCACAGTCCCACCTCCTACTTACAAGCCAACTCATAGTGCTGTGCTGACTCGCTGCCATATAGCCGTTCATCCACTGTGGCTATGGTTACAAAGCCGTGGGCGGCCTTAAGGGCAGCCAAGGACTTTGACATGGTCTCCTGGCTGCTGCAATCAATCTCATCCTCAATGATGCCATTGACGGCCAGGTCCTTGCCCTGTGTCAGTTTTATGGGACCGTCCAGGCTTACCAGGGGTATGACCAGGAGGACGGATGTGCCGTCCCTCTGGCCGGTCTTAAGATAGGTGGACTGTCGCACATCCTCCCAGTACACACGCTCTATAGGCATCCTGGTGTATCTCTCGGCCTTTCCTTCCTTGCTGTACAAGTACAGCGTCACATCCGCATTGGTATACATATCACACCCCCTGGTAACACAGGCCGGTATCTGCCAGCCACTTCATGACAATGCCGCGCTGTTCCCTGCTTATTGCCGCGGCAAATTCCTGTGCACTTCCGAAGCTGACCGAATAAGTGCCAATCTTCTCCGATGTCTTCCCCCCGGATTCCTTCTGCTGCTTCTCCCGGCGGTATTCCGCCTCGGACAGTTCACAGCAGCACATCTGTACTGCTTCGGGAATCTCTGCTGCATTTTTCAGACGGCTGAACGTATACCGGTCAATGACCTGGCTGGCAGACTGGGCGTAAAAAAGGAAGCCAGATGTGATAACCGGCTTCCTTCCATTCAGGTAATCGTTGATATAGTACATTTCGTCAGTGTAAGCCTGCATCATGCCTGCCTCCTTACTGCTTGATGAGGGTTACGTCCTTTGTTACTGCCTCACCTGCTACAGTCACTGTCTCGGTAACCTGGCTGTAGCCTGATTTTTTAATCTTTGCTGGATATGTTCCCGCGCGGAGGTTAAACTCTGCCACGCCGGACGCGTCTGTCTTAACCCTAGAACCGTTCACGTCCACAATTGCTCCATCAATGGCCACCGGTACTTCCGCATTGTCCTTAACTGTGAATGTTACCTTCTGCGTAGTTGTCGGGCTTGTCGGCTCCAGGTATGCAAATGGACAGCCAACACGGTCCTCATCCATCCTGGTTGCCGGATTCGGAAGCGCCCACCCCATCCGGAATACAATACGCAGGGCAACCATATCCTGCTGCGCCAGGTTGTAGACGATTTCTTTCGTTGTCGGGTCCTGAATGACACCCTGGTCCAGAATCTTTACTGTCACATCCTGACGGATGGAATACACCGCCTGCTTGAAATCACCAACAATCAGCTGTGCAATGGTGTTATCGTAGGCCCCATTCTGTGGGAAATACATCGGCGCGCCGTCCAATGCGTAATTTGTGGAACCCTGCATGTCAGACTTGAAAATAAGGCTGCCGTCCGTTGCCCGGATTCCTCTCAACTTCGCTCTCATACTCATGGCTGCCAACGCTCCAGTTGCCATAAAACCATCTTCCTCCACCTTGGAGATGACTCCGCCCTCGCCCAGAAGCAGATTATAATAATCCGGACTGGAACTCACTGCCACGTTGTTACCCGCCTGCCTGGCCAGCGTGATGATGTCATTCTGCCAGTTACGCGGACGGTTCACGCCGAAAATAATCGCACTGTCCACGCGCTGCCCAATTGCCTCATTGACCCTCGGTGTAATCTCACCGAAAATATCAAACTCCGCATCATCCAGCACTGCCTCCGGAATCGGCACAATGACTGCCAGCTCTGCGGCTTCAATGAATACATTATCCCAGGCCTGCCTGGTGGTCTGTTTCATGCCGGTATCACCGTCCACCCAATATGCGGTCGGAAGGAAGTCAAGTACCCTCATTCGTGTCTGGTTGCTTGTCATGTTCGGCAGCTTCCGTGCCAGGGACATGAAAGTGGACTGCTTCGGCGCGTCCTGGAAAATGGTTGAAATAACCTGCTCACGGATAATGGCCTCCGCATCGGCCCTGCTTGTAATATTTACTTTCATAATCTAAATCCTCCTTATTCTCTGCCCAAAATACTTCTTAAGGCATTGTTTGCTTGTGTCCTTGTGTCGTCTGTTTTCTCACCACCAGGCCCAGGAGTAGGCGCAACCACCCGGGGAATACCGACATCCTGAAACAGATAGCCCTTATCCTTCTTAACAGCTTCCAATGCAGCCTTGATATCTGATTCCTGGTTCTTGCTCCCCTTCAGCTTCTCCACATCCAAGAAGGGCATAACTGCCTTGATGTCCCTGGGCTTAAACCCTTCTGCGGTAGTCTTCAGCAGATCGTTAAAATCCCGCTCCGCCAGCTGCTTCTGATACTCAGCGTCTTTATTGGCCAGGTCTGTGGTTAGGGTCTGTATCTTCCCCTGGAGCTCCGATATGTTGACGCCTTCAAAGCTCTTAAGGGTAGCCTGCGCTGTGGAAAGCTGGGTTTTGTATGTGTCCCTCTCCTGCTTAATCCCATTGATGTCTTTGCCATATTCAGCCATGACATAATCAATCTGTTCCTGGGTTAACCCCTTTGCCTGTAAATCCTCTGTCTTCATCTTCTTTTCCTTTCCTGCCCGTCCTTAGGTTATTTGTAGGTGTGTAACCATCCACCAACGGCTGACTGTTTTAGGTCTTATCATCTGACCGGTTTTGAGTATAAAAATAACACCCGGGATAATCCCGCGTGTTTCCGTTGCGATATCGCAACAAATAAAATACCACCGGTCATTATCGACTGGTGGTATTTAGTGCTCGTATGCTTCATCCCATGATGTCATCTTGTCGCATCTTTCTTTTTCTTTTTCAATTGCCTTTTCAATTTCTTCCGCTGTTCGTCCGCTGTCTTTCACCGGACCGTCATAGTAACTGAAGTTCTTTTCCTTCTTCACCGAATCACCTTCCACTCTATTCCATATTCCTCCACGAATTCATCCAGGACCCTTTTATGAGCATCCATCTCGTTCATATTATACGGCCAATTCTTATATTTTTCAATCCTTCCGTCAAATAATCCAGCCGTGAATATACGCTTCCCAGCTTTATATGTATATACCGTCCCATCATGGCAAGCAACAACTCCAAGTGAATATCTATGAAGGCCATTGGAAGTAAAATCACTTCCGGTCGGTGGAAGATTGGTTGAATGGTTGTGTATACTAATTAAGGAATCTGGTTTGTAAGCCTTGACTGCGTTTGACAAGCTTGCATTGTAAACAACTTCATAATCTGTTTTTCCTCCAGTCTGAGAACCAGCAACCTTTCCACTCTCTTTATCCAGAAGGTACATATCTTCTTTATCCGTTCCATTACGGTGCGTCAACATAGCCTTGGCTCTCTGGTATATGCTCTCATTCACTTCCAGTTTATCCGTAATCTGGTTAAACTTTGCCTTATATTCAGGTGACCCAATGTATTCTAAGTCTACTTTTCCTGTGGCTCCGGTTGCTCCCTTTTTAGACGCGATTCCACGTTCTGCCTGAGTATCACTACTGGCAACCTTCAACCGCTCCCGTTGTTGCCGCAGGCCCATCTCCTTAGAAAAATCCACATAGGTCTTATTGGTCAGCCGCAGCCGGCATTTAGCCGCCGTGATATCTTCCTTGTCTGCTTCAGCCTTTTCCAGAAGTTCCACATCCTGCTTTTGTTTACGGATGGTCCGCTCCAGGCGGCGCTGATGCTGCAACGCCGCATAGGTGTCATATTCCCGGCCTTTATATACCTTTTTCTCATTTTCCTTCTGGTTCTGCTCTGCCAGCCACTCATCCGTGTATTTGCGCTTGCTTATGCCCGGTATAAAGGCAAAGGCGATGTGGTAACAGTTAATTCCTCCAAAGCCAAGCATCTGCCCTTTTCCGCAAACGGTCCGCATCTCCTCACTGCTATAGACCTTCCCCTGCCAGCTCTGGTGGTTCTGATAGCCTGTCCCAGTGTTTCTGGCCCCCATGTGCCAATCCACCTCGCAGTAGTCTGTCTGCAGTGCCTCCATGTTCTTCTCGTTGACCTTATCTGTCATCTGGGCCACGCCCGTCATCACCGCGCGTCTTGCTGCCACCTCAATCCGGTCGGACTTTCCAGATGCATAATCCACCGTCCGGATGCCGCTGGCCGTCATCTCGTCAATCACCCCACCAATGGCCTGACTGTACGTTTTAGCCCCGGTTGTAATCCCCATCATGGCCTTGTCCAGGCTACGCTCCAGGTATTCAGATAGCGGCGTAAATACCTTCTTGCCGCCCATCGGCATGTTGAAGCCCGTGGTCTGGGTGATGTTCTCCAGCGGCCGCAGGCTGCCCTTGGTCTGCCTCCTGGCAGCATCCACGACTTGCTGCAGCCATTGGTTGTTCTCATAGGGCTGGTAGTCCTTGCCAGCAGCCTCATAGATTGCCTTGTTGCGGATGTAGTCAGACTTGACCGCCTGCTCGTAGATATCATCCACCTGCTGGTCAGTCTTTTCCAAAGCCTTACTAATCAGCTGCTTAATCCGGATCCGGCTTGCCCCTATGGCATCCATCCTGACCAGCAGCCAGTCAATGACCGGAGTAATCTGTGCCGCCTCCTTGATACGCTGTATGATTTCGTCCATGATGGATAGTTCCAGGGCCGTCATGGTTCGCTCAAGCGGCTTAGGCAGCTTCTCAAGTTCCTCAGGCGTCAACGTTTTTTCACCCCACAATCCATACAATACGACTGCATTTCAATGCGATAGACAAAATAATCAGTAACACAGTGCCCATCACTATCAGTATCTTTTTAGCCACAACATCACTCCTCCGTCAGTGCCGGCTCTGGCAGGTTCTTGGCTGCCTCTTCCAGGGTTTCTCCATAATACTTAGCCCGATATTCCTCTAATCTCATAACTCCCATAGCTACATCCTTGCGGTCCTGCTCCCGCTCAGTCTCTGCGTCAACCATCACACTGTCATCCCAGTCAGATGACACTTCGTAATCATTGCCGGCCGGAACCAATCCATATAACGCCGACCAGAAACTCATAGCATACACCAGGTCTTCCAAGGCATCCTGCAGGGCCATCTGGGTGTCAGAGACCATCACATAAGAGCGCTGCTTGCTGGTCTTAATCTCAGTGGCTGTCTTATCCACGCTCTGTGGGTCTGACAGGGTGCCATAGGCCAGGTTACAGTTGAACTCCACCAGCTTTAGCTGGTTATTGAATCCGTTAAACAAGGCCGTGTCCCTTATCCCTGGGCTGAATGTGTCAATGAATGGCTTATCCGTTGCGCCCGTATTGTATTCCACGTTTCGGTATAACCGTTCCTTACCTCCCGGATACTCAAACTTGTCCCGGTCCTGGTTGTACTTTAGCAGGGAGGTGGCAATATGGACAGCCAGCTGTGTCCCCTCATACTCCCAGCAGATGTTGGAATAGCGCCTGTCTGCCTCTCGGATCAGGTCCACGGCCCTGGAAAACACAGATACGCCCAGTGGGCTGTCTGAATCGTCCGCATTGGCCAACGGTACCTTAAAGTACCCAAACAGCAACCGGTCTGCCCCCTCAAGTAGCAGCTCCGGAACCAGCTCCGACCACCTGTCTATGGAACTGACCACCACTTCGCTGCCAAGGCTGTAATCATTTGTGGCCACAAATGCACGGTTGGTAATATGTACCTGTTTTCCCTGCAGCGTGTGCACCTCCAGCCTGGTGTATATCTTCTGACCCTTCCGGAACTGCTCTGTGAATACACACTGCGTAATCCGACCGGAACTATCGAAAGATAACGGGAAGAAGCAATCAGCCTGTACAAACTGTACTTCAATACCCTGCTGGGTAATGTACGGCTTCATCACCAGGCCGCCTTTAGCACATCCGTATTCAACATACCGGCGCAAATCCTTGATCACCTTACGCTGATATTGCTCATTCAGGTAATCCGCCGCCGTTCCACCTGTCACCTCAGATTTAAGCTCCAACGTTACCAGGCGCGCAATCTCTGAGGCAATGGCCGGCGCTAAGTTCGCACTGAGCACGTCCTTGTTATTCACCCAGGGGGACCGGTTCTCGTACATCCGGGTCCACAACTCTATCTGGTTCACCATCTGGGATGTCAGGCACACATCCACCTGCGTGTCCGCATCCTTATTCAGGACATTCGTGATTAAGTCCAGCATCTTTGTGATTCTCATCGTCCCCTCACCTCCTATCCATACTTTACAAGCCTGCTAATCTGCCGTTCAAACGTATACTCAAAGCTGTCCAGGCTGTCAATATCGCTTGTACCATCATCTAACCGGACATTCTTCGTCAATTCCTTTGGGTCCCACACGGCTGTACTCAGGGCATCCACAAGGCTCTGACACTCTCCCTGGACATAATAAAAACGCCCCTGTGCCATCAGTATGGCGGTGGCGTTAATCCTGTCATTAATTTCAGTTTTCAGTGCATTTTCTACACGCACCCATCCAAGTCCATGTTTACGCAGGCTGCTCCGGATGCCAGCTATCAGCGTCTGCTCTGCGCTGTCTGCATACACTGTTGTTATGTACCCGTGCATGCTGATTATCTTCTGGCAGAAGTTACAGAACATGGTCCCCAGCATTTCTGGGTCAATCTCTATCTGGTTCCCCTTCTCGTCCTTGCAGCCAATCCATTCTGATGCCAGGACAACCACGTTATGGTATCCCCTGGTAATGGCTGTGGCCGTGAAGGCATGGCCGGAACCACTGCCGCCAAAATCAATCCCCAGAATAATTTCCATGATGTCTTTAGGCTTATCTGTCAGGCGGAACGTGTACTGCTTGGTACTTGTATCATCAGCAAACCGGCGATAGATAAGGCCGTTGGCCACCACGCGCATTCCCTTGATGTCCCGGAGGTACCAGATACTGTTCTTATCATACCGGCTTTCGACCTCCCGCAGACGCTCTGTGGTAATGTTGATGTTGTCGTAGATGGTGCAGTGCATATAGTTGTATCCGCCCGGGAAGTCCCCTGCATCTGCCTGCCTTTGATACTTGTCTATATACTCCGCATAGATGGGTGCTCTTGGGTTATCCGGATTCAGGTCCCAGAACACCTTCAGGCGCTGGGCTGCCAGCTGACGGTTGAATGCCTCCTTGATGGTATTGTCATGATGCAGATTAATCTCAGTTGCAATCCACATGCCGTAGGAATTGCCGCGGATTTTCTTAAAGCTGTCTTCCTTTGCTCCGCCTGCAAATATGACAATCTTCTGCCTGCCGTGAGTCGCAGGGCCTTTGACGAATAACGCTTCATTGTCCTTGTACTTCCCCCAGTGGCATTGCCCCCGGAATATCCATTCAAGGCCAAAGCCATTGGCATCACCGATGTTAAGCTTCGCATTAGCCATCGTAGAACCAGTAGCCAGGTGAATCCGGTCCGGTGTGGTTTTTAGTTCATGGGCGAAGGCAAACACGTTATCCACTGTCTTGCCGGCGCGGACCGCGCCTTCCGCCACGTTATACATACAGGCTTCGCACCTGCGTATATAATCCTTGTGCTTCTCGGAAAAGTTGAATGGGATGGTCTTTTTCCTGACAAACCTATTTACTGCTGCCATAGATATCCCCCTCTATCTCCTCCATGTCCTCCAGCTCCTGGTTGTTCCCAGTAAGCTTATCTGTCTGGGCCCGGAGCTGCGCAATCCGCGCTTTCTGTTCTTCGCTGGCGAGGTCCCAGTTCTTATGTAGCAGCTCATCATACTGTTTGATAAGACCCTCCAGCGTTTTCTGGGCTCTGGCCTGCGCCTGTAGGAAATTGCCATGTTTATCCCAGGCCTGCTGCACCTCCCATTCCTCGCCGGATATCTTACCCTTCTTGATGCCAACCTGCTCAATGGTCTTGTCATCCCTGTCCCTCACATACATGATGGATTGTGCCCGGATGATTGCAGCATAGGCTATCTGCACCTGGTCCCATAGGATGTCAAGCGGGTCCGTGGGCATCTCCTGGATAATGGAAACGGTCTCTTCCGGAAGATACTTCGAGAAGAAACCGAATTTTTCTGCGTTCTTATTCAGCTCTGGTGCACCGCCTTCATTCCCGACAGCATTCTTGTTTCCTGGCTGGCCACCCTTCTTTTTTTGCGAACGTTCGCCTTTTTTATCCGAACGTTCGCTATCCCACTTATGGGTACATTTCCAACGGCGGACCGTACCTTCCGGAAGGTTTAGTTGACTTGCAATCTCAACTAATTTGATGCCCTTTCGGTACATGGCCTCGGCTTGTTCTATTCTTGAGTCTGGCGCTCTGGCCATGCATCTCACCTCATTTCGTGTTGTTTTGGAGGAGGACCCGGGCGCCCTGAGTTTCAGACGCCGGGAAATGGGTAACAAAAAGGGCCTGCCGTCTCCGGTAGACCCAATTTCTTTCTTACAATATAACACAGACTGACTGTGCACTTCTATGCACAAATTTCAAAATGTTCCAAGGCATCACTATGTAGATAGTGTATTTTCCTCCAGCTATACTTCATTCGCACGGCCACCTCTTCCCACTTAAGTCCTTCCAGATACCGATATGTAAGCAGATCCTTCTCTCTCTCATCCTCCATAGCCTCAATCCGCTTCTGTACCTCCTGGAATGCGCATATCCGACTGTACCGGGCTGCAACCAGTTCCTGCTCTATCTCGTCCACCTTCGCTGCGTAATCAGACAGGTCCTTCTTATCCGTCCCGTGCGGCATCCCGTCATTCGTGACGGAAGGAGACATTTTATTCCGCCTCAGTTCTTCCAGCTGTTCTTCCAGGCGCCGGACCCGCCGCTTCTCCTTCTGATAGGACATTAGGACTTCCTTCTTCTTTTCGTTTTCTGTTTTTTCCTTGTCCATCGGCATCACCTCCTCCCGCATCCAGCCACGGGCACGCCCAGCACCCGTACCGTATCCTACCCTTGTTGTTGCGCTGGCCATCACACCCGTGATGCCCGTTGTCTATGTAGCATTGTCTCATAGTACCGTATCACTCCCTTCGGCGGCCGGCGCAGCTCCGGAACCGGGCAGGCCTGTGTATATGCATAAGCCGGCATCCTGACGGACCATGTATCCGGCGGCGGTTCCCGGACGGCTGACTCTGCCAAAGCCGCTACAGCTGATGCCCGCAGGACCTTGTTGGCCTTGGCCTGCTTACTGTCTGCTTTCTTTTTCAATCTGGTACCTTCTTTCTTTGTCGTTTAAATGTCAGTTTAGCAGTCTAACTCAGCCATATCCATAAATTCACTTGGTAATAATCCATCCAAAACGTCAAAGACTTTATCAAGGATTTCTTCACATATTCCGTCTGCCTCCATCTGCTCCGCAAACTCTTTATTCTCGCACTGAGAGCCATATGCCGTTTTCACGTGTCTCTTAGTGTATTTGCTTCCATCGTGTAGTTCCAGAACTTCCACACATCCATCTTCCGTAGTTTCAATCGTGTATTTCATAGTTCTCCTTCCCTCCGGTTCTCCAATCTGGAAAATACTAATTCTGATTACAACCGGCATCCCCAGACTCCTTCACAAGTTCCTTGTCCATCTGCCTTATTACCTCGGGCCACTCACACAACCCGGTGTCCTCTATCGCCACTGTTCTCCAGCTGCAGGTATTGCAGTCCTTAACATCATCCCACGACTGTGCCATCCTTCGGCACTCCTGGTAATCCTTCTCCATCTCGTCCGACACATCCAGGCGCAGCTCCGTGTGCGGCGCCGGGAATAATTTAATCTTTCTCACGGTTCTCCTCCTTCATCTCCTTTAGAACTCTGCACACTGTCCCTTCATGCAGCCCCATATCATCCGCAATCCACCGATTGCTCCGGCCAGCTTCATGCAGCGCCATCACCTTGCCTTTGTCTACCCTCTTGGCCCGTTTGGGATGACCGTCCACTGCGGACCTATCCTCCACGCCGGAATCCCTGGATCCGCTTTTATTTTTGTCAATGGGGGGGGCACCACGCATCATACGTTCAAGCTCGAAATTATCCATTGCAGGTTCGTTCCGGAAGAACAGGCAGCCCTCCAGCAGGTTTTGCAGTGTATCCGGGGAATAGTCCGCCCATCGTTTCGGCTCCGAGGTATTCGGCGCCATAATATTAATCTCCTGGCCTACGGCAGCCAGCCGCAAGGCCTCTATCATATCAATCTGTTTCACGAACATAATCCTTAACCTCCTCCAGTCTGCTGATTGAGACTTCATACGCAATCCGTTTCTCACACTCGGCCTCACTTAGTTGCTTCACATATTCCCTACTCTGTACCCGGCCCCATGTCCTGACCCTACTCCCCACCTCAAGACCGGATGCATACCGGGCATTCCGGGCCCAGCTAATGCATGGTATGTAATCAGACTTGCCATATGGTCGGTTGACGGCCAGAAGGATGTCCGCAATCTCTCGTCCCCGGGGAGTCCTGCGATAAACCGGCGGCTTACAGATATAGCCGTCCAGGGATATCCGGTTTGTTTTTGTATAATCTGTAAATTCTTCCATGAAACGGACTTCCCGGACAAAAACGGACAACTCCTGGCGGTTTCTGATGCCCTCATGGCGGTTATAGGAACGGAACTGGCCAATGGCCTCCATCGTACCCCCGGAATAATCCCGGCGCACATCCAGCAGACGTTCGGACACCATTAACGGTAGGATATCCTCCTGGCCACTGAACCGCCTCACAGCAACATCCACCATATAAAAGCCTTCTCCAAAAGCCTCATGGCTAAAGGTAAATTCCGATACAATCTCACCAATTACACTTACCTTGTTGTTTTCAATCATTTTTTCTGACATAGTACATCCTATCCTTTCTTCACCTTCTGAATCTCTTTCAGTTTCTCAATCAATAATCCCCGGTTCGTCTCACAATCCCGGAATAACTTCCCATCCCGCAGCATATAGTACTCATGCCGGCCGTAACCATCATGATATTTGGCCTCATAGCTTCCTGACGCATATCCATCGAATATCCTTGCGTGGTATACCTTCACCACCATGCTGGTGCCGTCCTCCAGGTCATACCGGTAGTACCGCTCCCCGGTCTGCTCTGTTTCAATCCATAACGGCCACGTCTCATATGCATCCACAAAGGCAGCCCGTTGGTCATTGTTCTTAAGCACCGGAAGCGCTGGCTGTTTGGGTTCTTCTGGCTCCGGTTCTTCCAGATTACACAGCATACCCGCAAGAGCTGCCACCAGTATCTTTTTCTTCCGGAGCAACTTCGGCGAAAGAGGTTCCACCTTATCAACCTTTATCATTTCATCCAGGAATTCCTTTTCTTTTTCTAACATCCCCCGGAGCAGATCCACATCTGAGGGTTCGTTTTCTGCTTCCGCTGTTTCTTCTTGGTTTTCATTTTCGCAGCAGATCTCCTCATTCTGCTGCTCTTTCGCAGCGGGTTGCTGTGGTTCCTGATCCAGTACCCTCATGGCCCACTCGCAAATATATTCGCAAGGATTCTTGCAGTGCTTGCAGCATGGGCTTGGTTCCCCATCTCCCGCCCGGTGATAGGCCAGTTCATAGTTCACGAACTCACAATTCTCCCCTATCTGCTCCCGGATTCCGTCCAGATTCATAAGTATCTCGCACGGAAACGGATTCCCGCAGGACGCCCCTACACACCGCCGCTCTGCCTGCCGTATCTCGCATTCCATAGAGCAGGAGAAGCAGTCATGTCCGCCCTCGCATCCTTCTGTTGCTATCAGACTGTCTGCTGGGTATTCCCGCCTGGGTGTTCCGTAGGCTGATAATTGTGGAGCCGGGCGCCGCTGCGAACTATAACATTCCAACTCACAGTCACCGCGCCTGACGCATTCCCAGCAGCACACCCGGCTGCAGTCCTCCCCGGTTCCCGGGATGAGCTTATGGGCCTCCTCCAGGGTGCAGTCAAATTCTGGCCGGTGGATGCACTTCCCGGACTTCTCTAACTGGGTCTGCTCTGTCTTTGGCGGTTCCGGTTCTGGTTCTTGGTTGGGCTCTGGTTCTTGCTCCGGTGTTGCGACTGTCGCAACTTTTTTCTCTTTTTTCGGCTTCATTGCCCTGATAACAGGTATCTTCATATCAGGGGTGACCTGCTCCCTCAGCTCCTCACTCATGGGGAGCATCTCTATCAGCTGACTGACGTTGTACACCTCATACTGTTCTTCCAACCTGGGCAGCTCCCCCGGCTCTATCGGAATGCCGAACTTATCGTACAGGTTGATGCACCTGGACGCCCAGGACTTGTCCTTGCCATATTCATCACCCAAAAACTCGTTAAAGCTGTCGTAACCTTGTCCCTGCCACAGCTTTTCATCCCGGATGATTTTCAGGTAATAACCGAAGCCTACAAAACCATTTTTGATATCCTTGTAGGCTATATTGGCCAGCCGCCTGGTATCTATAAAGGTCAATCCTGTTTTCTTAACTTCCTCCATCACTTTTCCCCTTTCACTCTGCTTATTCTGGCTTTAAGGGCCGTAAGCAATGAATCCTGGGTAACCTGCTTATTCTGCAGGGCTGCCATGACATCCTCATCCATGCATCCGGATACAATCAAATGGTGTATGATAACATTATCCGTCTGTCCCTGCCTGTGCAGCCTGGCATTTGCCTGTTGATACAGTTCCAGGGACCAATTAAGGCCAAACCATACTATGATGTTTCCACCCGCCTGGAGATTGAGTCCGTAAGCGGCACTTGCCGGATGCGCCAGGAGTACATCTATCTTCCGCTCATTCCACTGGCTGATTACGCCCGGCCCCTTAAGCTCCGCTACCCTAAGTCCCTTCGGAAGGCACTTGATAATACGGGACTTGTCATGCTGGAAGTTGTAGAATACCAGTATCGGTTTCCCCTGGCTGCCTTCCACAATCTCCTTGAATGCCTCCAGCTTCTCGCCATGGACCTCAACTGCATTTTTGTCATTGCCATATACGGCCCCATTACAGAACTGCAGGAGCTTACCGGAAAGCACCGCTGCTGACCCGGCATCCAGTGTGGTCTCGTCCACTTCCAGAAGCATCTCACGCTCAAACTTCTCATATGCTGCCTGCTCCCTGGGATTAAGACGCACATGTATTACATTGTCAATTCGCTCTGGAAGCTGCAGGTAATCCTTTGCCTGCAGGCTGATGCAGATGTCGGATATCCGCTGCTGGATAATCCGGTCTGCCCCTGGAAGCGGCGCGTATGAAAAGATGGTATCCCGGTTTCTGGATGCTGGCGAGAAATATTCTTCCCGGTACTGCCCTATCCTTGTCCCCAGCCGCCGTCCCTGGTCAAGCAAGTATATCTGGGACCACAGGTCCAGAAGGCCGTTTGGTGCCGGTGTACCGGTCAGCCCATAAATCCGGCGTATGTGGATCCTCACCAAGCACAGGCTCTTGAAACGCTTGGCCTGCGGATTCTTGAAACTGGACAGCTCATCTATGATTACCGTGTCAAACGGCCAGGCGTTGCGGTAATGGTCCACAAGCCACTGCACATTATCCCGGCTCAGCACATACACATCTCCCGGGGTATTAAGGGCCTTTATCCGCTTTTCCCGGCTGCCCAGCACGGGGATAATCCGAAGCAGTTTCAGATGGTCCCACTTCCCGGCCTCTCGGGTCCAGGTATCCTCCGCCACTTTCTTGGGCGCTATCACCAGGGTTTTCCCGACCTCAAACCGATTGTACCGCAGGTCATTGACGGCCGTCAGCGTGATAACGGTCTTACCAAGCCCCATGTCCAGGAACAGCCCCAGGGCGGGGTCCGCTATCATACGGTTAATGCAGTATCTCTGGTAGTCATGCGGCACGAACTTCATTTCACGCTCCCGGCTCCCAGGCCTATCAGCTCAATTACCCTAAGGACGTCCCTGGTATGGTCCAGAACTGTGACGAAACACCCAAGTTCCTTTAGCCGCTTCTGCTGCCTCCGCTGCAAGGGCGTTGGTTTTTTACCCTCTTGCTTTAATTCTACGAATCCAATATGGCCTCCGGGGAGTACCACCAGCCTGTCCGGCACACCGGCATTACCGGGGGAGACAAACTTGAATGCGATACCACCACTCTTCTTGACTGCTTCCGTGAATTTCTTTTCAAGCTCTTTTTCAAGCATTTTGACGCCTCCTTTTTACCCCTTGGCAACAACGGGCTACAGCATTCTATATATATATACGCGTATGCGGGCGCAGGGGTATTATATATACATTACCTTTTATTTTATATTTTTATATATAAGAATGTTGCCACTGTTGCTTAAGGGTTTAGCCCTTGATTTTCAAGGGTTTTTACAGCAACATTGGATTGTTGCCTCCTGTTCCCATTGTTGCCTTTTACAATTTTTGGAATGTTGCCGGGCAACAATCTAATCTTGTCTCCTGGCTTAGAACATATCCCCTCTGTTTTCCATAGTATGGACCAAATGGAATGGCTCCGGAGCTCCGTTCCCATCCAGACAGACCGGATAGTATGCTATTGATTTCATGGGCATCCGACTTCTTCATCATCTTCAAATCCCCATAAAAGCATTCACACCATATCTCTGCTGCACACACCCTGTTACGCGGCAAAAGCAGGTTCTCATCATAATCCCGCCCCGCAAAGTTCCAGAACTCTCTCCTGGCTGCCAGGTCCTTCCGGCTCCAGTCTACCGGTATCTTCCTGCCCAGGAACTCCCGGATGATCCCTTCCTTAGGATTGCTTTCCTTATGCTCCTCCTGCTGGCGTACCGCTTCCTCCGCCACGGCTCCCTCCAGAAACAGCTTCTCGCCGCACTGCCATCTCATAAAGGCCTCCGCCCAAATCTGGTCCACTTCACCTGGCAGCTGCTCAAACACATTTTTTCTGCTGGGGATTTTTCCAAGGTCAATCGGCCAGAACCGCCTGTTGCCTGTCTGGTCTTTCAAAAACTCTTTGTCATTGGTTGTTCCTACGATGATGCAGGAACGCGGAAATGGCTTCGTCCGCCTTCCGTACGGCTCCCTGTAGACATCTTCTGTTTTACTCATGAACTGTTTGACGGTGTTCATCTCTGACTTATTCATACCGGCCAGTTCCCCGGCTTCTATAATCCAGTATCCCTGGATCAACTCCGCAGCGTCCTTCCCTTCAAAGGTTGCCAGGCTGTCTGAGTACCAGTCCTTGCCCAGGAATCGGAAGAACGTGCTTTTCCCTACGCCTTGGGCGCCGGACAGTATCAGCATACAATCAAACTTAATCCCGGGCACCATGGCCCTGGCAACGGCGGCAGCCAGCGTCTTGCGCGTGGCATCCCTTGTATAGGTACTGTCCTCCGCCCCAAAATAATCAGTCAGCAGAGTATCAATACGCGGAATACCATCCCAGACCAGCCCGGTCAGGTATTCCCTTATCTTATGCTGCTTATGGTTTGTCGCATATACAGCCATTGCATCATATATCCTCTCTTTCCCGGTTATCCCGTATACTTTCTCTATATAATGCCTGAGCCCTGAGTCATCCTCGTCCGCCCAGGCTCTCAGCTTGTAATTGTCCTTTGGCGCCTCCCAAGGCATGGCCTGTCCAACAACCGCCCTGTTCGCGAACTCATCATGCCAGAACCGCCCGTTCAGTTTTGGGTCATGGTTCAGTATAATGAGGACATTGTCGATGGTATTGAGGGGCTGCCCTGTCCGTGAGCTGCACTTAAGCTCTCCCATCCATTAAAAATCCGGGACTCCCTCTGTCTCCCCCTGGACCGGCTGTGAAAAGTCCTCCTGAGCCTTCCTGTACCGTTCCAGGGCCATTGCCTTGGATACCGGCTCCTGCTGCAGGGCAAATTCACACATGGCCTTAAATGATGGCAGCTGTGTCACTGGGGTTTCCGGTTTCGCATCATAATCCTCCTCGTTGAATTTATGGAGGCGGACCAGGTCGAACGCGTTGCAGAGTTTCCCGCTGGCCGGATCCGTGGCATGGTGGCTGTACAGGAAGTTGCCGCCGTCATATAATACGGCGCCGCCCATGGTTGAGCCCTCGCTGTATGTATACCGGCCCTCCCCGCAGGGGATGTACGCATCCGGTATAAACTGTGCGATGGCTTCCGTCACATCGTATGCCCGGCAGAACGCACCTACCACCCCTTGCTTTTCCAGCGGGTCACCCTGTTTCTTTGCCGACCGGTCCCTGAGCTTTGCGGCCCCCGGTACCTCAGGCCATTCCGCCACGTTGCGCCAGTTTTGGTAGAGTCTCAGAACCCCGTCCTTTGACAGGAATGGCTTATCCCCATAAAGAAATACATACTCGCTGTCCGCGCTGTAGCTTGGCCAGTACATGAGCCGGACCGGCTCAAACGTGGTAGGGTCAAATATCTGTATCCCCAGGAAAGCCGCCACTTTCCGGGCTATCGGCTCATATTCATCCGCCGTGCACGCCACGTCCAATGGGAGGATGATACGCAGCCTGGGGGCCGCGCCCTCATGTTTTCTTGTAGAATATACAGCATAGGAACACCCCAGTGCCTCCACGGCATTCAGAACTGCCTGTGTCCCTCCCGGGATGATGTTGTCCGCATCCAGTGTCACAAGGTGCCTGTTACCGGCGTTCTCATTCCTGCGGGCCTCCCCGTTCAGTTCCCCGCCGACAAACCCTCCGACATCCTTTAATTCATCCTGGCGCGCCTTTGTAAGCCCTTTATACTCCGCAAAGGTTTCACCCGTGCGTTCCGGCCTGGATATCCGCTGGACGAAATCCGACCACAGGAGCTCCTGCCGGTGCCAGGACGTGGCTTTCCTGCTCGTACCTACTGATATTCTTATTTTCCTGTCATTTACGAACATAAGCCTACTCCTTTTTGTAATAATCTCCTGTGAATCCATCCGCATTCAGAGGAAGTCCCTCAGCCCATGCCGGAGGCCGGCACATAAGGCTTATTGCCTCCTCCAGACTCTGCCTTCCGCCCTTGGGAATTTCCAGTATCACCTCGTCATGGATATGGAAGTTAATCCGGTACCCTGCCGTATGCAGGTTTACCATGGCATTGGCCAGGCAGTCTCTTGCCACGGCCTGTACGATATTCTCCGTGAGTTTGCCGCCGTAGGTCGGGAGCAGATCCCACTTATGGTTCTTTTGATTCTGCCCCATGAAATAGATCCGTTTGTAATTCCTCTCGTCCGGAATCATCTGGGGTTTAAGGTAGAACAGCTTACGGCCACTCGGCAGAGTGATCATCATCCGGTCCGCATCCCTTGAGAAGGAAATGCCGTTCGGCAGGGATGATATCACACCATATTCCACGCATTCCGCCGCATGCCGCTCTATGCTGTACCACAAATCCACAATCCGTTTGTTTGATGCCCGCCACCTCTGTACGATATCCGGCAGTTCTTCTTCATGAAGGCCCATCCGCAGGGCGCCCATCTGGATAAGGGCTCCGGCGGCTCCCTGGTATCCCAGGGCAAGCTCTGCGACCTTTCCCTTACTGCGCAGGGCGTACTCCGGATTCCCCTTCCTTATCTTCTCGAGCGGTACCCCGAACATGGTACTGGCCGAAGCCTCATAAATCTTCCCGTGTGTCCGGAACACCTCCAGACGCCATTCCTCCCCGGCCAGCCAGGCAATCACACGCGCTTCTATGGCTGAGAAATCGGCCACGGCGAACGTATATCCGTCTCCCGGTATGAAGGCCGTGCGTATGAGCTGAGAGAGCGTGTCAGGCACATTCCCATATATTATCCGGAGGGCATCGATTTTTTGTTTCTGTACAAGCTCCCTGGCCGTGTCCAGGCTGGCAATATAGTTCCGCGGCAGGTTCTGCACCTGTACAAGCCTTCCGGCCCATCTTCCCGTCCGGCAGGCCCCATAGAACTGCAGGAGCCCGCGCACCCGGCCGTCATCACACAACGCGTCCTGCATGGCCTGGTATTTCTTTACAGAGGTCTTTGCCATCTCTTGACGTATCCGGAGCATTGCCTGTACGTCATCGGTTCCGGACTCCTGGGCCAGTAGGTCTGTAACCGTCTGCTTGTTCAGGCTCTCTATCTCCACGTCCGCATTGTCTATCACCCATTGCTTGAGCTGGGATACGCTGTTCGGATTCTCCAGCCCTGTGATATCCCGGGCCTTTTCCGTAAGCTCCTCCGTCATTTGGGCACTGATAGCCAACGCTCCGTCTATCAGGACCGTATCGAGGGCCACCCCGCCAATGTTAATGGCCTGGTCAATCACCCATAACTGATGCTCAAATGCAGGCAAGGGATATTCCGCCAGCCGGTTCTTGATTTCCCGTTCGGTCACCACATCCTGGCCACAGTATTCCTTAAACAGCTTCCACTTATCCGGGGCATGTTCCGGTAGATTCCTGGTACGCCCACCGTTCCGTTTCGTACGGGCGCATGGGGTACAGAAATATTTAATCAGGGACTTGCCTGTGGACAGTTTCCGCTTGTCTTCGGGAAAATCCATGGCCCTGCCGATGGCATCCAGCCCTCCTGCATATCCGCAGTACCAGGCATGGACCATGGTGCACTGCCATTGCTCCAGGTGTGTCTCAAAGAACTTGCTGAGGCAGTAATATTCAAATGCCGCATTGAATGCCGTCTTCACGACTTCGGGCCTGTGCAGATCCATGGCTGTAAAATATGGGATTTTCTCCCCCTGTGCCAGGTCTACAACCTGTACCGGATTATCGTCATAAGCATAGGCAAACAGAAGGATTTCAAAATCAGGGGACTGTACATATTTGTACAGCCCTGATTTCCGGATATCTACACTGCTATATGTTTCTATATCAATACTTAGGGTCCTCAAATCCCCATCACTCCCCCGGCTGGCAGCGGCCTTCCCGTCACCGGGTCAATCGCCTGCTGCTGTGGCGCCCCGCCTGCAGGAGGGGCGTACCCCATGGGCGGCGCCGTATATCCCGGCATCATCCCGGGAGGGCTGGCCGGCGCGCCCCCAAAACCGCCGGCTGGCTGCTGATAAGCCTGCGCCTGGTAGGATGGCGTCTGATAGGCCGGTGGCTGATACGCAGGCTGCCCATACCCGTTCGGGGCTGCCGCGGAACCTGCATACGCATTGGACCCGCCGAAGTCTTCTTCTGCTGTCGTCCTGCCGGACAGGGGTTCCCCGTCGGCAATCTTCTGTATGTTGTTAAGTCCGCATCCCACTCCACGGTTACCATTTGTATTATATGGATAAAAGTTGACGGTTGCCCGGGCATAGCAGCCAGAATAAAATGCATTCGGGTCAAGGATTGGCTGGATGTTGATATCCACCACGGAAGGCCTGGTCCTGCTTGATGCACGCAGTACCCAGTGGCCCCGGCACTCCTCTCCCCATGGCTCTCCGTTCTGTTTGGTCCCGTCACCGTCATACAGGGGCATGGATGGTCTTGCCGGCATCTGTCCGCCAAACGTTTTCTGTAGTCCTTCCTGCAGGGCCCGGTTCATTTCCGCCACAATGGCATTGTATGTATTTACATCGGATTTTGGGATGAGCATGGTTATCTGATACTTGGCCTCCCCACCACCTGGCGGTGTAGATGGCTCAAACACATGGGCGTAACTCGCCCTGAATCTTCCAACTAACATGTTTTTTCTTCCTCCTTATATTGATTCTCCCCACCGAAATCCTCCTGCGGGGTAGTGTCTTTTTGGTATGGCGGACGTTTGTCCCCCTTAGGTGCAAGCGTGGGTTTTCCTTTTGGTTTCACAATAAATGGCATAAGGATTGTGTTGTAGTCATCCTTATTGATCAGTTTCTCCGCCTCCGTCAGTGATACCGGAATCCGCTCGTAAAACAGGGCCTTCTTATATCCTGCCTCCACCAGCGCGGCATACGCTTTATCCGGGTCGGGGAGCTCCCGGTTGCTCCTGCCCTCCACCAGTTTCCACCCTGGAACATCCTCATCCGCCAGCAGTTTGTCGAGGGCGGCCGCGCGGACCTTCTTGATCCAGGGTGCTGCGAATTCAAGAAAGGGAAGGATAGAGCCAATTTCACCATTGGTCAGGAGCTCTGCGGGTATCATCTTCCCGGTAATTGGGTCCGTATGTTTCTGCAGGGCCGCCATGTTTTCCTCCATCCGGAACCGGCAGGTTCCCGCGGCAGGGCAGAAGCAGTCATCACACCAGGAGCCCTGCCTAAAGTCTCCCTTGCCTTCCCAGGCCAGTTCCGCTGCAGGCTTTACGGTCTGCTCTGACCAGGTTTGGAGCTGACTGGCTGAAAGTTCCCATCGGGAGAAGTTCTTTGTCCGCGGCTGCACAATATGCAGGATGACCCGTTCTACAGGAAATACGATTCCGTACTCAGCAATAGCCCCGACCGCATACAGCATCATCTGCGGATTTTCCTCCGCACTGACTGTAATGCCCTTACCATACTTGAAATCCACCACATGGCAGTCTGTACCGCTCAGAATGATACAGTCAGAGAAGCCGTAGCCATCCCGGGCGACATGCCCGTAATGGACTTCCTTTTCAATCACAATCTTAGGCGGCATAGGATAGCTGTAGGCTATCTTCTGTATGTAGTCCACATATTCGTCTGTATAGCGCTCCATTTCAGGGTCATACTGCCCGTGCTTCTTTAATTGATTGTGTGCAGTTTTAAATGTCTTTTCTGGCATCCCCGGCTCAATGAACAATTTCCGCAGCTTCAACTCACAGATATCGTGAGCCAGCGTACCTTCTTCCGCGTAGTCAGATGTTGATTCCGGAAATGTTTCGGACAGTCTCGCAGATGGCGGGCAGTTTATCCACCGTTTGGCACTGGATGCCGACAACAACGCGTGTTTCCTCTCTTCTGCCATTAGATGTTTGCACCTGCCCCTCTCAACTGCGTCACAAGTTCCGGATACCGTTCAACCGGCACCTGCATGAGGGACATTGCGCCAAACTGTCCCAGTATCTGCATCACATAGTCCCGTTTGCCCTGGTCGATGAGTCCAGTCAGTGCAATGGCTATCTGGTCCTGGGTATAGGATTGTGTGGTGGCTGTCGTTGGCAGTGCTCCCTGTCCGGCCTGGCCCGTGAAGGGCTGTTGGTATTGCATCATGCCTGGCTGTCCTGTAGCGGCTCCAGGAAGACCTGACTGCTGTGGCCCCGAAGCTGCCGGTCCTGGGTTCTGATAGTTCCCAGCCATCTGCGTTGACTGCGGGCCGGCAGGAGTAGGTTCACTAAAGTAAGCAGTCACTCCTCCCTTTCCTAACGCCTGCGCCAGGTTATTGATTGCCTGTGCGATTGTATCGAGTCCTGTAATATTAATGTTCATGTTTGCCATCTTCGTTTTCCTCCGTTTTCATATTCATGGTTTCCGTTGTATTATCTTCCCTGCAGGCGCATTTCTCCCCCGGGTCAAGATAGGCCCCACAATGAGGGCATCGGATATAATAGCTCATGCGGCGTGCCTCCTTTTATGGTTGATTTTTCAGCCATAATCCCTTACAATAAGAATGTGCTAAACTATTTGTCCATGGGCCTCTTGCGGTTGCCGCCGCTGGGGTCCATC